AGTCAGACTCATCAACATCGATGTCTGCCATTCTAAGTTGAATCTCCCTATCAGGACGTTTCTCCTGGACTTCTGTATGGACTACGAATCGACATTTCTTAAGAGCATTATAAACGTCTCGTAGTTGCATCTGTACCTCCATCTAGGTCATCTATGGAAGATATGTTATAGATTTCATCTTCCAGTTGAGATAACCGTTGTTCGATGTATCTATTAAGCTCTATAACCCATCGCTTCCATGGTTCGTTGGATATACCATTGGTATATCCAATGAGTTCTCCGGTTTTCTTGTTCTTAAGTCTGGCACCAATCTCTGGGGAGTATATCCCAGGAGTAGTTGGGGATCCATAGAATAGAAAGTCTCCGTAGTCTCTTTTACCATCTCTATCCATGATGGGTTTGAGAGACACCACAAACGTACCATTTAAGAACGTTATCCCACACGCCGCTTCCAGTTTTCCAGTTCGGGCCTGTCCAGCGAACTTATTAGAAGTCATAGAAGCGAAGTTTCGGTACGTCTCTGCCGCTTGGAAATGCTTACCGATATTTTCAAGCCAATACTTCTTGATATCAGCCTTGGCTTTATTGATAAGAGGAGTGAATTTTGAATTATTCAAAAAGTCCACTCGGCGAGACTTCGCTCCAGACTTGAAGCTCATGGGTCGTCATCTACCGCAGATGTGGTTAACGAGTATGCAATCGCGCCGACATTCTGAAATCGCTTATAATTAATAGTCAGATTGTCGTTCAGAGGAATAATGAGATCTTCACCCATTAGCTGCAGTACTTTTTCTCTAAGTACTGAAACTCTGAAAAAAGACATTGAAGGGGCTGTTCCCATCGTTTTCTCTGCGATACCCGTCCAGTTGACGTATGTGTAATATGCACCCATAGCCTCGTAAATGGATTTCAGGGTCTCTTCTGGAAGATCTGGCGCCATTACTTTGTCAATAAAGATCTTCGCCGATTTCAGCATGCGATAGATCTGGATATCGGTTATGTACACCTCCGGGATATCTGAAACTTCCCCTCTAACTGGAAGTATACTTTCAGAGAGTACGATAGTCATGGGTCCTCCTTACAAGACGCCGGTAATTTCTCGAATCATGTTGTTGGTAGTACCACCATCTTCCTCTGGGACGATAAACGTCTTGAATTTCTGAGTCACGATGTATGAATCGCTGACACCGGCGTTGCGTTTGGGCTCAACGAGAGTGAGTGCCTTTCCGGTGTACGTCATGTGTGTCGCACACTGTGGGTGTCGAAGAACAGCTAGGACTGAAGTGGTCTTCAGGTTGGTCGGATACCAGTTGATGTTGAACTCTTGCTTGACCCAGGACCGGATTGACTGTTGAACTTGACCAATCTGGATCGGGCTGGACAGGAACCCCCAGAGCTTGACAGGGTAGAACAGACAGATGTTCGGAATGTCCTTTTCCTTGATTGGTGCGTGTTCAAGCATCTCACCGATTGTAGTGGCAATGTCGATACCGATTTCGGTAGTGGAGTCATTCCATTTACCGCTGGCTGCATCTGCCGCTGCACGAGCTGCTGTCAGGGTCGTACAGATGTCGAGGTCTTTTTCATAAGTGAAACCCTCTGCGACAGCTTGCATAGAGTACTTCGTCTGCATGCCGTCGAGTTCGCGGGCCTTGGCATCGTCTGTGATTTCAAGTTCGAGCTGGTATGTCTCCATGGTTTCGTTGACATCGAACCACTCGAGTGTCTTGAGACCAGCACGTGAACCTTCTTTGATCTTCTCAGGCCGAAGCATCACTGCCTTGGGCATAGAGAGTTTGAGGTCCAGGGTTTCCAGGTTCTCGAGAATGACCGCATTCTTGAAAGTCAGGTTGTTATTCGACTGCTTATAGATGATACGCCGGATGATCTCTCTCTTGAGAATGTCCTTGTCGCTAGTTGTAACGCCTTCGTCGTAATACATGTGTACCATTTTAGATCACCTCACGCTGTTGCAGTTCTCCGCTGGATTCGAACAAGGATCCATACACCAGCGCCACCCGTGGCAGCATGGGCATGCTCAAGGGCGAGACCCACGATTTCTCCAGCACCACTCTTAAGATCGACGGTACCGCCTGCAGTTGTCTCGAGCTCATCCCAAGCTGCAATTTCTGCGTTTCCAGTCAGGAGAGGAATAAGTACGCTGTCTCCATCGCGAAGAGCAGTAACTGAAAGATCGACGTTCGCCTCAGCGACCTTAGTAATCGGATTTTTCGAGGTACTGTATGAGTACCCAATTGGGGTTTCTCCAGCTCCACAGATATCTACCTTACCTTCCGCGGATCCCTTCTTGATAAGAGTACCCGGATAGGTAACTGCAGACTCGGTAGTGAAAGTCTGGGTTTGATAATCGTTAACTTTTCCACCAGTCATTTTTGTTCCTCTTTAGTTTTTATTTGGGGACTCGATGATTTCCCCGCCGGCCATAACTCTGTCATAGTCGGCTTGAGTGATTCCTAGTTCACCAAGAACTTTTGTGAACAGTGATTTGTCTTTCTCCGCCCGAGATATCGCAACCTGCATCTGGTTCGGCCCCTTTGTTATGGGCATCGCCTTGATGAGCGTGGCTTGGACTGCATTTAGAGCCTTGATTTTGCCATCGAGAGTAAGACCCTCGACCATGCTCTCGGGAGATTCAACTCCCATGCTTTTCAGTTCTGTTACAATATCGGCGATCTGATCGGTCTTGACCTTCTCATTCTGTTGAATAAGAACAGGTACGACTTTATCGTACTCGGCGAGCTTAGACGCTTGATCCTTCATTACCTTAGATAACTCATTGATTTGAGTAAGTAATGCTGGATCTGTAACATACTGAATCTGAGGTGCTACAGGCTGTGCAGGAGGCTGAGTTGGCTGTCCAGGCGGTTGTGCTGGGGGTGCTCCTTTCTGTTCAGGCTTCTTCTCAGGTTCGCTTGGTTTTTGTGGTTCCTGAGGAGGAGTCGCGGGTGGTACTTCTGGTGCCATATTATTACCTTCCGATGTTCCCTGCTTATCAAATGCCATTGCGACCGCTGTCTGATTGGTACCTGATATAGCTGGGTTTTTCACATAAACAATAGCTTCAATGGTGGCGTTTACTACGTTGCCCTGAGTGTCATATTGGATGTCGAATTCTGGGCTGACTTTGTCATATCCCTGTTCGGTGATTAGTTTTTTACCCTCGGGATCCCAGACGTATCCTTCATGAACTACATCCTCTGCTGATTGGCCAATCTTAAAGCTTCGTCCTCGTTGGATCCGCTTTTCCCCTTTGAATCGAGGATGATTGACAAAGATAGGGATGTCGCCCTTGAAGTTCCGTGTTATCATTTCCAATACTTCTGGAGTAAACGGGGTTTCCTTGCGTCCATTAAGCCCGTCTGAGGATGGTAAATCAGGGGAATGTCCCGTGAAATTCCCAACTCTAACAAAAGGGCCTGTTACTCGCAAAACCTCTGCGCTTTTCCACTTACGAGGAGTCATTGGTGTATCTCCTCAATACATTATTAAGTTTTCCGGTATATATAGAAGACTTAATTTTCATGCCTGTGCCTTCCTTATCGCATTTAATCCTGGATCCGTGGCGTGTTGGCCATTTGATAATGATGTTTCGGGGTAGTCTGGACGACTATTTGATGGGATTTGCCCACCTTGAGAACCTTCGACTCCAGGAGCTGGAGATTGCGCATCTGCAGCCTGGCCAGATCCTCCTGTTTTGACTAAGTCTGCCATTTGATCTTCGCGAAGTTCGAGGTATTCAAGCATTTCCCGGATTTCGGTAGATGTGAAAAGGCCGAGTTGTCCCATGATAGCTGCCTGGCGGAAGAGATCTAGCTTGTTATTCGCTAGGATTAAGCTGATTCTTAGGTCTAATAAGGCAACTGGATATGATGGATCGATTGCTAGGAGACGTTTTCGGATGTTGCTTAAGATTAAAGGCTTGACTTTTCGAGTAAGACTCATCACTTTTAGAGCAACGTAGTTAGAAACCACGGTCATGGCGGCGTAAGAACCAGGAGATTCTCCGTTTACTACTGCTCTAGGTGTAGTAAGAGCTATGTAGAATTGCTCTACTAGTTGGTCCATGCGTTCGTTTGAGCGCATATACCCGCCAGATTTGTTTTCAACAATGCCAATTTCGGTAGTGTCGAGGGTAACATAACCGATGTCTGGTGCCATACTTTTGAGTTGAGTAGTATAGTCATCCATCATCTTTTTAGCGTCGGCCCTCGCTGCTTCTCGGCGCTTATCCATAGAGCCTGTGTAGTTTCCTAGCGAGAATTGCTCGGATATGAACTTGTGGTGTTCCCTGGGTACCATTTTGAAACGCCAGAGGAGGTCTATGATACGAAGTTGGCGAGATTCCCAAACGGGTAGAACACACCGATGCATTGGGGAGATCGAAAAGACTCCAAATGTTTGACGTCCTTTTTGGTCTTTAGCCCACACAGGAGTGAATTTGTATTTTGTAATTTGGAATGTACCAGGTTGGTAGATGACTTCTTGTTCGGTACTTTCATTGAGGATGAGGTATTTGACGTCTGTGATGACTAGATTAGGATCTGATCCTGAATCTTTTTGGGATAAATCTCCGAGGAATGTTGCTGTCTTATTCGGCAAGATGGTGATACTGTAGTTTCCTTCTTCGTTGGTGGTAAGGATCATACCGTGGATCATGAGAACTTCGACTAGTGCTCCCGCGTGTTCGCGAAGTTCAAGGTCCTCGAGCATCATGTTCGCTTGATCAATCATCTCCGTAGCCTTGGCTGAGTTGACTTTCGGAAGTGGTTGCATTGTTATGGGATCGACTGGAGAACTACCGACGTCTCTAAGGAAGAACGTCTTCATAGCATCTCCAGCCATAGTAGACATTCGATCGATAGCACCGCCGATTTCTGCTTCGAATGCGTATAGTTGTTCGTAAATTTCATACTCGTCCATGTTGGCAAAATCGGTCATTCCGATGAGGAATGATACCTGATCGGTAGTAGTGACTGATTTACCTAAGGCAATTCGATCTGATGTCTTAGTCCATCCCTGGACTATGTTAGAGAACCACATCTTGGCACTCTGGATTGATAGAGACATTATACACTCCGTACATAGAACATAGGTATCTTCTCCTGTTTTTTCTTTTCCTTTTCTTCCATCTCGATAAACCGACCCTTGAAATACCAAACGAGGTTGGCTACTGCATCTGCAACGTCTTTCGAGTTGGTAGGAGTATGATCGACTTTTTTACCATCATCTTTAAGGATAAGTCGTTCGACTTCCATTCTGAGGGTTTCCTCTTCCACTACTTTGAGTTCGTCAGTGGGTTGCATTTCTCTCCATACATCGAAGTTTTTCTTGACAACGGTGTGCCGGATGAGTTCGACACCATAGTCAGTGTGGAAGTCATCCATCATCTCGAGGAACATCCAGGTATCGAAAATGAACCAGTTTACGTTTAGTCGACAGATTGCATTTTCACAGAATTCCCGAACCTCACTTGGGATGATATATGCTGTGCCCGTTTCTCGTTTGAATTTCGTAACGCCGTCTACTATGACGTTGTTTTTTGGATCCGTGTATCCAGATGCAATCCCGAAGCCATCGTTACGGGCTGCTGGATCAATGCTAAGGGCGTGTACCATCGTAGATTGGAGATCCGTTTTCAGGATATTAATCATGTCCTTTTGGAGGATCACACCTTCTGGGAATGCTACTCCACTGGATAGCGATGGTTCGCATGCGTAGTCTCGATAGAACGCCGACATATCGAATCGGTATTCGGCGCGAAGCTGCTGCTCGGTGAAATTAGGGTTCATAACCCAGGTGGGAGCCTTAATTGCGAGTGTACCCGTTTGTGTGCCATCACGTTTCGCCTGGTCATATAGTTCCATGATGATGTCGGTCTGGCTGCGCGGACTACTGATGCCGATAACGTGACCATCCTGTTTAAATGTATCGGTTGACTTCCTCAGGCGCGACCAGATTTCCCAAGCTCCCCGCTTACCTTGTGTATCTTCGAAGTTGGCTAGCTCGTCAAATATAACACATCGATTAGAACGACCTACTGCAGTGTTCGCCCAACTAGAAAGAACTTGCATGATAACATGCTGCTCTTCGCATTCTATCCGATCGGTACGCATATTGAGTTCGTAGTATGTCTGAAGCCAATCGCAACCTTCGATCATATTGACCATGTTGGAGAAAACGCCATCTAGGGCTTGTTTCTCCGATGTGGCTACGCAGCTGATGAAGATTGGTTGGTTCTTAAGTAGATGGTAATGTTCACTTGGATTCGGGATGGTTATAGTATCCCAGAACTCGTAAACCCCCATGATCGATGCAAGCGCCGTTTTACCCGATCGCATTCCTGCTACCAGAATTAATTGTTTGAATTGCTCTGGCCATAGATCGGGGTGTGTTCGGGATCTATAGAAGGTTTCCATGATCCATTTTTGCTTAGGAAAGAGTGTTACGTTTAAGATATTTTCCGCCCACCAAACTGGATCGCGTTTACCTTTTAAAATTGCTACCATTCGCCTACTTGGATCTTTGGCTAGATTTCTTTGCAACCTACGGTTATCGCGTTCGTCTGCGTATCGAGCAGCTTGATAATTCTTTCCCTGCATGTATCACACACCTCCGACATCATTATCTGAGTTAACTGATTATACTGGGCGTTCAGT